TTGTCCCAATTCCTTAAAGTCTGTTCTGTTTTTCCAATAAGTTTAGCAAATTCTCCTATCGAATAATACTTCATAAGTATCGCCTCCTGATATTAATATATTACAAACTTTATAAAATATCAAGAGACTTTTTTAGTGTTTCATAGAAATCTTTTAACTGTTAAATTCCCTCCTTTACTATGATTTTCCAACATTATCTTGTCTATCTTTAGTTATTATTCCACTATCTTGTTTATCACTATCTGAAATCTCTGGTTTACCACCTTCATCACTTTGAGTATGAGAAGATTGTAACGGTATCATATTTTCTACCAAATCTAATTGATTTTCTATATTATTTAAAGATATAAATTGCATTTGTGATAATCCAAGAGAAGCAGCAACAAAAAACTTCGAGAAACCAAATTGAGCTGCTTTTAAAAAATCTTGCAATTTTTCTTTCCTGTTATAAACAGTTAAATCAGGAAAAATAATATTCCAATTAAAAGACGATCTATTTTTATTAAATAATTTCAACCTCTTTTTAAACCATAATTCATACTGTCTTAATAAACTAAACATTATACTCTCACTATTTTCAATAGAACGATTTAATCCAATATTGCCTTCGCTATTAAAAAGCATTTGACTTACACCAGCAGAAGTAAAAACATTTCGTTGTGCTTTTGCAACCATATCTTCTTCAATTTTATGTTCATTAAGACTAATTCCATTCAACTCCATAGGAGAAGTAGCAACACCAATGCCTTCGCCAACATTAGCTTTTACATTATTATGAAACATTTTTGCTGTTTCATCATCTATTAAAAATTGATTTTGTTTAAAATCTTTACTACTATTATGCATAGGTATTTTTTGATGTATTAATTTAAAATTATTAGTTCTGCTAGAATTTTCTTGTAAATCTTTATAATCAGAAATACCTAAAACTTCTTCGTATAATCCCAAGAAAAAAGGATTAACATACAAACTAGTTTTATCAAATTTAAAACATATCCCTTTTTCTGGATTTATTTTTTGCCACCGATATAAAGTTGTATCTTGTTTATATTTTTCAAACCCCTGCTTAAATTCAGTATCAAAATTATTTATATCAACATTTCTTTTAGTAAAATAAGAAAAATCAAACTCAAAAGTTAAACATTCATATTCATCAGTGCCAAGTAATCTGCAATAATTAGTCGGTAATTGTTGCCAAATAAAATTTTTCCCATCTGTTCTTTCATAGGCATAAAAAACATCCTCACGAACGAGGACGGGAGTAGAAACATTTAGTTTAGATTTTATATTATAATTTTCCAAAAAATGTAAATTATCATAAAACTTTTGAATAAGTTTATCTTTTTCATCGTAAACATTATCTGGAATTAATATATAATCATAAGTTAATAAATACCCATAAAAATTTATTAAATTTCTATATTCTTGAAAACTATCATAAAGATAAATACTTACTTCTCGCAATTGTCTTTCGTACCGCTGAGGATCTTCTTGAAAACGTCTAATTTGTTCTTTTGTGTATTTGCGTGATAATTTATCTAAATTTCTTGTATTCACACCTTGAATAAATTTATTTATATCAAAATAAATTTTATCATTTTGCATTTGAATACCATTTTTTTTAAATTCTTGATATTGCTCAAATTCCTTAAAAAGTTCATACCGTTCTTTTAATTCATCTGACAATTTCTAGCCTCCTTTCTAGTTAAAAAACATATATTTGGTTGCATCTATGGTAGATTCTTCTTCATTTAAATCTCTTTCTAACATTTGAATAAAATAATTTCCATATGCTAATGAAACATATCTATCTTTACGACCAGAAGTTGGTTCTTTAAGTCTTATTGTTCTACTATTTTCATTATATTCATAAGATAAATTAACCATTTCATTTATTAAAACATCTGTTTGAACAAATGGCATTTCAAAAAACACTCTTTCTTCAACAGAATTGACTTGAAACATTTTCTTATTTTCTATAATATCTTCTGCCTCACTTGAATTAACTAAAAATTTAATTTTTTGCTTTTCTAAAGCATCTTTCATAATCATATGCATTTCATGGTTAAATGCAGCGCTAGCTTTTATTGCAAAAATAACTTCTTTAGCATTTTTATTTTTTATACGTTCTGCTGTTTTTGAATCATTAAAGCAAGTCCATGCTTCATATTCTTTATCTCTTTCTTCATCATATAAAATTCTTCCAAGTTCATCAAACAAAGAAATTCCTGCATTATGAGTATCAAGAACCAAATAATCAGCATCAAAATCTTCAAAAATCTGTTTTATTCTTATTGCTTGATCAAATGTATTACCACCATTCATTGTTTCTATATATACAACTTGTCTTTCATATCCATCTTTACTTGGTAAAGCACGAATACAATCAATTGAAGTATTATCGTTTTCAGAACCACTTATCATTGAAACATCAACAGAAATAACTCTTATTTCTCCATCTACTTTCTTTATATCAAATTTATTTTTTCTACTTTCAATAACGTCAATATTTTTTCTAGGATAAAAAGCTTTTTTAAGTTTTCTATTTTTATTCAACAAATCAAAACTATAGTAAGCATTTTCAGTTTCACCCAACATTAAATTCTCATATTCTATTGCAAATGAAGTTGCGCCTAATTTTTTCTTTTCTTTTATTAATTGTTTCCTTGTTCTTATACCATGTTTTAAAGTAATTGCATAATCAAAACCAACTATTAAAGATTCACCAGTTTTATACATTGAAGCAACTGCTAATTTCATATGTTTCCACATCCAATGTTGCTTCAACCAAGATGAACTTATATATATTTCAACTGGTTCTTCTTGTAAATGTTCATATTTAGGATTTTTTAAATAAGGAACTTGTCTAACATACAAAAAAGGTGATAAAACACTATCTATAATTTCTTTTTTAATCATTCTAAATTCTTCATAAATCATTACAGTGCCCCTGTAACCTCTTGAGGTTTCTGAAGCAGGCACTACAACTATTGAAGACCCATTATGAAAAAATACTTCAATATCCTCATTACCAGTTTTGATGTTTTTAATTTCCATTTTTAATGTTGGTGAATTTGGAATTAATTCTTTCTGAATTTTTTCAGTTACAATTAATTTTGCTTGTTTTTTAGTTGCACTAGCTATAACGATTCTACTGCCAGGATAAAGTACACATTTTGCACAAGCATATATAGCAATTAAATAAGACTTAGCAGCTGCCCTGCAAGCAACTATTACTATCAAAGTTGTTAAATTCATTAAATATAATAAAAATTTTTGATATAAATGTAATTCAATTTTAAAATAATGCTCAACAAATCTATGTAAATTTCGTCTATAAAAAGTGACCCAATCAATCACTCTTTCGATAAATTCTTCAGACATCATCTTTTTCTTGAATTGATTTTTAGGTCTCTTTGTTAAATCATAAGAATTAGCATATTTACGTCTGTTATTCTGGAAATTTTTGTAACTAGGAATTTCAACACACCTCCTTAGAAATGTGTTTATCTAAAAATTCAATTATTTTATTGTAATTTTCCACTGTAAAAGTATCCGAATATAAAAAAAACTCTTCTAAATTCTTATTTGATTTAGAAAAGTTACATTCTTTACAAGATGGAATTATATTATTTTTAGTATATCCGCCACCTTTTGATAAAGGTATTATATGTTCTTGATGTTGTTCATTATTTATTATTTTTCCACAATAAGCACAATGTATGTTGTTTTCTTTATCAGTCCAATAATTTAATGTATCTTTCCACTCTTCCAAAGTTAAACTAGATTCTAATTCTCTTTTTTTACTTCTTCTTTTTTGTTGATTTATTCTATGTAACTCCTTACCTCTTTTTGTTTTCCTATATTCTTTTATATATCTATTTATTTTTTCCTTATTTTTTATTCTATATTTTTTATATATTTTCATTGCATCATCATGATTTTCATAATACCAATTTTTACTATATTCATTAAGTTTCTCTCTATTATTTTTTCTATATTGTTTTTGATATTCTACAACTTTCTGTTTGTTTTCTTGAATATACTTTTTACTCCTTCTTTTAACACATTCTTTACAACTAACTGCCAAACCATCATATGTTAAATTATTTTTATAAAACATTTCAATTTCTACGTATTTATTACAAGTTTTACATTTTTTAAATATCCTATTATTTATCATAATTAGATTTCCTTGACGTAATCTTTTATTTTTATGCAAGAATTTCATATCTCGTTTTAATCCTAATGACTTAGCCTTTGAAGTAATTTGACTCTTACTTTTATTTAATTTCTTTATCATAATATCCATATCTTCTTTACTATAATTCTCTTTTAAATATTTTATTTCTTCTAAAGTCCATATTTTTTTACCCATTTTTATCACTTTCTTGTTCAATATTAAATTCTTTATCAAAATCTCTTGAGCCTAATAATAAATTCTTCAAAGGTCTAAAAACAAATCTTTGCAAATAATCTTTCATATTATCAAAATCAAAATATATTTTTTTATCTTCAAAATATTCAGCAGGACGATACTGCTCTATATCTTTAATAATCAACCCTAAAACATTATTATTAGAAGGATCATTAGCAGCATTAGCATCTTTAGGTTTTACATTTGCTGCATCCATTAATTTCTGTAATGTATCAACTTGTTTATCAGTTGGTTTACCATCTTCTCGCAACTTTCTAATTTCTAATTCTTTTAAACAAATTTCTTTATATAGTTTCTTTTCTGCTAAAGTATCGCTTTTACATTCAGTAATCCATGAATTATAATTTTCTTCTAAAAATTCATAATCTTCTAAAGTATAATTTTTAAATCTCCCCCATTTAATTATTAATTCTTTAGGAATATCGTCATTATATTCTTGTTTTTTCCCTTTCTTTTTTTCTTCTAATTTTTCTCTGTTTTGAGGGAAATTCATTTGTCTGAAATAATCACTTATAGCAACTTCTATTATTTTTTCTTCTTTATCGTTTTCTCCAGCCGATCTTTCCAAGCATTTTTCCCAAAGTTCTTCGTTAAATTTTCTTTTATCATCTCTGCAAAACTTTTTTAACTTATCATATGTATTGACCTTAAATCGACAGTCGTTACAAATAAAACTATAACCATCACTGTCAAAACCTTTTACAAAATTAGATTTAACAACTTTTAATTTATTACAACGAATACATCTTTTAGTTTTATTATTACCCATCTCCTTTCACTCCTTTTAAAACAAAAAGAGGAAGATTATTCCCCCATCAAATCTTCTTCAATTTGTTGAATCATATCTAGTTTTGCTTCAACATAACCTTTTTCGTGTGCATCAAAATACAAATCAACTAACAAATTGTAAATATCTTTAAGGTACAATCCATTTTCAAAAATTTCATAAGCATATTCAGAAAGTAAACTTCTAATTTCTTCAACTTCAGGATCAACCTGTTCTTGAATAGTAAAATAATAAATACGAGCCAAGCATATCGCCCCATTTCTAAAAAATATACCTTTACGGCTTATCTTTAATAAATTGACCTTGCATCTTATATTACCATAAAATTACTTTTTCTTATTATCTTTCATCTAACAAAATATTAGTAGTAGTTCTACCTTTGCCATACTCAAATAATATAAATTTACTACCAGGCTTACTTGATTTTTTAAGATTAACACTATATTCATCAATCCCTACAATAGAAGGGCATTGAATAAACTCGATTTCACCAGTTTCTGTCATGCCAATTGTTTTTTCATGAGCACTATGTAAATGGCCAGTAAGTAAAATATCAATTGGTTTATTGTAAAATAAAATATAATCTTTAAGTGACTTTTCTAAATCTTTTTCATTTTGTCCATGTGTAGCCAAAATATATTTGTTTAAAATCTCAAAATAAGCAAAATTAGAATTTGTAAAATTAATATTTATATTAGGATTATCTTGTAAAATATAATATAAAAATTTAGTAATCAACTTCTCCGTATTCTCATGAGGAAATTCGCCCTTCTTTGATCCTAATGGTCTTATTTCATTGTGGTTCCCTTCTACTGCAAAATAATCAACATATGTATAATTGCTTAACTCATTCAACCATTTAGCAAGAAAATCAGAAAAACCAATTACTGATTCCACTATACCTAATTTCAATGATTGTAATTGTGATATTCTTAAAATACCATCAATACTATCAGACAAATTAACTAAATATGTATGTTTTAAATTATTTTTTTCTAAATTAACAACTATTTCTTGAAGAAGTTTCCACATGCGTTTTTCAAAAATATCAATATTATATTCATTTAAAATTTCACCTTGCAAACCCTTAATTAAAATTTCTGTTCCATAATGTGTATCTGCAAACATAGATAAAGCAGCAATATTATTTTGTTGTTTTTTAATTTGTATCTTGGGAATTTTAGTATTACAATAGTGTTTCATTGCTTTTATCATTTTTTCTTCAAATAATTCCCATCTAGCCTGCTCACGTAACCACCTATTTAATTCTAATTTTTCAGTTTGAATTTTATATTTTTCTTTTTGAATTTCTTGTTTTTCTAATTTAATCTTATCCAAAATAGTACTATCAGTAATATTTTCATCAATTTGTTCAAGAAATGCTTTCACTCCATATAATCTCTTTCGTGCCTCACAACTAGACAATTTGATTCCAAAAAGCAGTTCATAAATTTCAACGTAATCCAAATCATATAATTCCTTATTGTTAATTAACCTTTTTGCATAACTTAAAAAATTTTCATCATTTCTTTGTAAATTTTTATCCAACCTTTCACCACCTTACTCAAGATCCCTTTCTTCCTTCAAAGAAAACGAAACTTGACAACCAACAAATTTATCTAATACAGTATTAATTCGAATGGGTTGTCCATTTACAATTAAAATATAAATTCCGTTTTCTTTATCCAATAATCCATCCATTACCACAATATGACGCTCCTTAAACTTATCCTTTGCCATCCTTTCACTCCTTTTATATTATAATTAAATTAAAACAATTTACTTAAATCTGCAACATCACTACGTTCTGATTTATCTAATTCAACAGCACCAAAAAGCGGATTACCTTTAAGAATATCTCTTAATGCTTGAATACCACTATTTTCTCTATATACATTTTTATCTACTTGTTCTGTATCTCCCTCAAAAATAATAATTGAATTTTGTCCTACACGACCAAGTAAAAGTTTTACATGATCTTTTGTGAGATTACCTGATTCACTACAAATCACAACACTATTAGAAAAATCTCTTCCACGTACAAATCCTAAATGTACATACTCAATTTTTTCTTGTCGTTCTAATGACTCAAGTGCCAATAATGAACCAACAATATCAGCAATGGGCATAATAAACGGATTTAATTTTTCTCTAACATCTCCAGGTAGAGCACCTAATTTTTCTACACCAGCAACTTCTATATTGTTGCGTATATAAACTAATTTATTAAATTTGCCTTTCTCAATGAAATCCAAGGCGTGTAAAACAGATAAATAAGTATTATGTGTAACTATAAATTCATCTGTTATATACAAATGGTCTTTGCTATCAATATAAATACACTGACATTCTTCTTCTCCAACATATTCAATTTTTCTAATACTTCTATGAGGATTTATTTTAGATTTTTTATATTTTTCATTATGTTTTTTAGAAGAATGTATTGCAAAAGGTGTTTTAATAAATAATCTATAAGATTTTCTACCTTTATTTCTTTTGTTATTATATGTATAATAAGTCTGTCTTTCTTTGACTTTACAAGTTCCTCCTAATGACTGAACAAGGAATTTAACATCATTCGCTAATTGTTTTGAAGTTGTTGAATATTCATAATAACTTTGCCTAACCGAACCATCTGTATCTATTAATCCTTTTAATAAATCTACTCTAACTTCAACAGAATTAAATAAATATTCTTTAGGAATAAATTTATCAAAAGAATGTTTTCCATATAAACCCATTTTTACTAACTCATCTTTTAAAGGATTTTGATTATATTTTGGTTTGTAAATAATAGCATAATCATTGTTGTTTCTTTGTTTTAATTCATAATCACTACCAATTCTTTTTTGAAATTTATCAATAATATCCTTTTCAGAATTAGAAATCATTATATTGCTCCCTACTAACATTCCATCTCCTAGTATTACTCCTAAAACATAAGGATCAATATTAACTTCTATTTTTTTAAATTTTATTGGTTTAGTTAAAGGTATAAAAAATTGCCAATTCTTATCATTTCGATTAGTTAATTGATATAATTCTTTTTTCATAATTTGTTCTAAAGAACTTGTACGATAAATATTTTTTTTCTTATCTGATGGATGTTGATAAGTCCAAAGGTGTTCTTTACAGCATCTTACCTTACTGTCATCACTAAAAGTAATTTCATAAACAGGTTTTTTGCCTTGTGGATAAACACCTAATACTTTATGAGGTAAACCATTACAACCATAAACTAAATCACCAACTTTAATATCACCCATTTTAACAAAACCATTTGGGGTTAAAACTTTAGAATTAAGAGGTTGTGCTTTACCGCTACCCATATCACCTGTAATAAGTTTTACTTTTATCTTTTTATTTTGCAATAAATCAAAGACACATTCTTGTTTTACATTCAAAGGTTTAACTTTATCTACATATGTATTTTGAATACGCTTATAATTTAACTTGACAAGTTTATCACCATTAAAACGAAACTTGTCTATGTACTCATTATTTTTGTCTTTAATGAGTAAATACTCGTTTTCAAAAAGTTCTACAGGAGTTTCTTTAAATTCATAAAACTTAGCAATTTCTTCATCGCTTAATATAATTTCTCTAACACCTGTATACAAACTCTGACCTCCATTTCACGATAATTAAATTAAGAATTGAACTTTAAAATTTTTCTCTTCTTGAAAAAATATCTCTCTACTATATATAGAACTTGAAGGCAAAAAATTAACCAATTTTACCACTTTTTCTGCATTCTTTGCAATAAACATCTAACCCATCTTTTCTATTGCTATCTTTACTAAAATATCTTTCATTCGCTAATTTAACTTCACCACATTTAGAGCAAGTTTTCCATTTTCCACGCAACTTATATGTGTAAAGCCAATCTTCATAAGAATTTTTAAAATATGTATAAATTTTATCAGGAATTATTTGAGTCCAAATTTTAGCTATATATTCTTCAGAATAGTCAAGTCCATATTTAACTTGTAATTTTTGTTTAATTTCATTTAAACTTAATTTATCTATATTCCAAATCAAAATATCTTTTAAATAATCTGGAAAGCCAACGTTTTCAATTAAATCTTCAATAACTCTTAAAATATGACTTATATCATTATCAGGTTCTTCATAAGCAAATTGTTTTAAATCTGAATAGTATTTTAAAATATTATGTATTTGTTTTTTATTATCTTCATCTAATTTTTCAAAATCAATAATATCAGCAAAAGTTTGAGGAAAGATATTATCTTTATTGTATTTTGTACTATAAAAACCTATTCTAGAGAATTCAATATACGGATTATAATGTTTTTTTAATATTTTTTTATCAGCACGCATTTCTCTTAAATTATTTCCTTTTAAATTTTTCTCAAATTTTGTCATTAAATCAATATCATTATATTTATTATTATCTTTTTTAATTACTTTATACGATTTATAAATTCGGTTATTATTAGGTTTATCACTACCTATATTGTATCCATCAACATCTTCATTGTTTTCATCTTCATATACAAGATCAAGTGAAACGCATTCTTTCTTTTGAATATGTTCCATTCTTTTTTTATTCAATATTCCATCTTCTTTTCTAAGTTTATCACCACGCTTGCTTAAAATAAAAGTTCCTAATCTTTCCAATTGTTTGCACATATCATTTTCTTCTTGTAAATAATATCCTTTATCTAAATACTCTAATATTTTATCTTCTTGTTTGTTTAATATTTCATTCACTTTTTTGACTTTTTCTTCTGGTGTAATTTTTAAAACCCCCTTAATAAATAGAATTAAGTTTTAATTTTAATTTCTTTTTACAATGATAGCAATAATACTTATCAGTATTCGGATCGACATAGATTAAACGAATATTTTTCAATTCTTTACCGCAACAACTACAGTTTTCATTAATGAAATTCAAAATTACACCTCCTTTACTACAAGATAATTAAATTATTGATTTAAAATCTTTTTTATTAAATATTTTTTGAAAAAATAATTGTTTTGCCAGAACCAGTTGGTAAAACAATTAAACCCTTGTTCTTGCATTGCATAATAATATCAATTGCTTCTTTTTGATAATCTCTTAATTGGATCACATGCCTCAATCCCTTTATTCATAGTTTGCACATTTAATTCCAAAAATCGGAATGAAAATTTCGATCTCATTCCAAAAATCGGAATGAAAATTTCGATCTCATTCCAAAAATTTGTATCAGATGTGCAGATACATACATTAATACTTATACATTAATACTTATACATTAATACTTACTATTAAGAGAAGGAACATTTGCTTTGTAGTTTACTATGTATTTGTTTGGTATTAATTTATAAATTTCTTTACCTTTATGATCATAACCAATAAATAGTGTTTTACTGGGAATTATTTTAATTAAATTTTCTTTTTCTAATACTTTAATATTTTTACTGATTGTATTTCTATGAACATCAAGAACATTAGCTATAGTATATTCACTAATATCAGCATATCCAGAACTAAATTCTTCTCCTAAATTTTCATTATGTTGTTTTGCTAAAAAACAGAAAATAGACCAACCAATATGTTTTATTTGATTAATTTTTTTTACAAAAATTTCTTCTGGAATTAATTCAAAACCAACATTATCATTTTTGTAATAATTATTTAAATCAATAAGAACAAATTGATTCTTTTTTAGATTTAATGTATCGTAGTCACATTGAATTAAGTTGTTTTTTTGTAATATACTTAAATACTTATTTATTGTTTTTTTGGATTTAATGTTTAAAAAATTCATAATTTGACTGCAATTTGTATTTATGACTTTATTTTTTTTATAAGATGTTTCAAGAAGCAAATAAGAAAAAATAGTAAAACCAATTGTACCAAATACATGAAACTTACTTGTTTCAGATTTACCTATTGAACCAAATAAATTATTTTTAATTAAAATCAAATTGTATAATACCGCCTTTCTATTTATTTTTTGACCATTTTTTTAATACATCTTCTAATTCTGATGTTAACCTAAAAACCCAACCATATCTTCCAGTTCGACTATGTTTAAATTTTGATTCTGGATAAATACAATGTGCTTTAATAAAACGCAATAAATTAATTGAATAGCAGGTGTAAAATTTAATAATTCATCCCTCCTTTATATTATAATTAAATTACTAATAGTATATCATATTATAATTAAATTGTCAATTATTTAAAATTTAATTTTCTGCTAGCTGAGTTTTCAGTTTTATTAATAAAATGAAGATAACGTAAAGTAGTATTAAATGAACTATGTCCAGCAAATTCTTGAACACTTAAAACATCTGCACCATTCATTAAAGCATAAGAAATAGATGTATGTCTGAGTACGTGAGGTGTTATGTCCTTTTTAATACCTGCTTGTTTACAATATTTAATTAATAATTTATATATATTATCATCACTCATTGGAAATATTCTACCTTTTGGTGCTATTTGATCTATTTGCTCTTTAAGATCATTTTGAATAAATATTTTTCTATCTTTAGTGCCTTTTGTTTGATTTGCTTTAAGAATAAGAAACCATTCATTTTTAATTTTATGAAAATGTTTACGTTCTATTGTTGTTACTTCTGACCTGCGTAAACCAGTGTTAAGCATAAAGCGGAAAAGTACATAATCTCTGAAATTAGATTGTTTAGCTACCGTTAATAATTTATCTATTTCTTTTTGTGTGAGAATTTGAATTTCATCATCAGATTCTTGCTTTTGTTTTTGTTTTTTAATGGATTTTTTAATAAATTTAGAGTTGAAATAATTAGTTACATCTTCTAGTTGATAAATATAAACTGCCCATTCGAAAAATGCTGAAAGTGCTGCAAAACGATTTTGGATTGTTCCAGGGGATTTATCTTTGATTTGGTTGAGATAATTTTGAGTGTCTATGGGTTTGATGTTTTTAATTTGATCTAGAGTGATTTCACCAGTACCAAAAAATTCTTCCAAAGCTCTTTTATAACTACGCTTAGTATTTGGGTTTTCAATGGAATTGAGATATTCTTGTTTAATGTTCATGTTATCGCCTCCTTGGTGTTATTTTACAATTATTCATGATTATTGTCAATGATTATAATTTGTATTGTGGGGAGTATCCCCACACCCCTATAGAATTTGTCACAAGGACAAATTCTAAAATTATTTCCTCACTTCGTTTCGGAAATAATTTTCAAAGTACAAAAAAGGGGATATATATTAAAAAATAATGTAAAATACCATATAAGGGTATATATATTAAAATGTATATATATCAATAATTGTATTAATATAATATATAGGGGTATATTGAGTAGAATTTGTGAGAGCGTTTCTGACGAGAGAAAAATGAGGGGTAAGGGTATAATACCCTAAAAAGCGTAGAAAGGAAATGAGAGGGCTGTTTTTCAAAAAAAATTCAAATAATTTAAGACTTGGAGGGAATTATTAAGTATAAAAGGTGATTTTGAGTGGTTTAGATAATGGAATTGCGAGGATTTCTTGAAAATGCTCGTTCGGAAAAGGGTTTAAGAAAGACGGATGGAATTACTCGGGTCATGATTTGGAAATGAAAGGAGATTGCATTTGTAAACTACCCTCCCCGGACACATTGAAAACATTGATACATAAAGCTTTGAGCTAATTTAGTAATTCGTGATTATTAATATATAATCGGGAATTTATATTAGATAAAATAATTTTAACTAGACGATCTAATCTGTGGATAAACCTGTGGATAACTTGTGGATAAACGTATTAAGTAACAGGGAAAAATTAGCAGAACAATTCTATCTCAAAATGATATATAAAATATCTCAAAATGAGATACATATTAATTCTTAATTTAAAGAAATAAATTCTATTTTTTTTGAAAAATATTCTTGATTTTTTTTATAATTTAATTATAATTATAATTGTAAATTAAATTTTTAGGAGGTTATCTTATGCAAAAACTTATCAATTATCTCAAAAAAAACAATATCCAATATCTACCAAAAGAAGGAGGAGGCATAATAATTATTGATAAATGGGAAAATAGAAAAGTTTTAAGAAACTATTTAAAAAAACTTCAAAAAGACGGCTTAGACATGTATTACACTTTAAAAAATATTCGTGGTACTCATGATTATGAATATTTGATATACCCAATTAATGAATTTTAAAAGAAGGATTTTAAAAATGATATATAGAATAGAAGGCAAATTTAATAGTAAAAAACGGGAATTTGTGTATACGCTTACCGAATCTAAAAAACATTCACGGATTTTTCGATCGAAAATAGTTACAATGATTATATATGTGGTAAAAAAAATATATTTTATAAATATTTTTTTAACAAAGAAGAATTAGATAAATGGCTAAACGAATGTGTATATAAACCAGTTAGAATATTTGATTAAAATTTTAACCTGCTTAATGCAGGTTTTTTTTTATTTAATTCAAGAAAAAACTCTTGACATATAGAATTTATATAATATAATAAAAGAAAAACCCAAATTCAAGTATGTAGAAATTTCTAAGGATGACATTAAAGAATATAGTCCAGAAT